TAGCACAGCTGGCAAAGAATTTAGTTCTGCACTAGGGTCAGCAACATCTGTGGCTCAACAAACATTGTCGGGGATTACTAAATCTATTGCTGGCATACCTGTGACAAATGGCATCAACATTGCTGATTTTTCCAAACAAGTACCATCGTTGACTTCTATTAGTGGGCTCAGCAGTATAGATGTAAGATCAGCTATGTCTCAAGCGTCAACTTTGGTGGGGCAGACCGCATCACAATTCAGTGATGCATTGGGTGTGGGTAAATTTGGATTCAACGCCACACAGTTAGAAAGTGCCGGACTTTTAAAAACTGGCACAGTATCATCATTTCTCACACAAGGAGTCAACTCGTTGACCAGTGTGTTAAAAAGTCCAGCAGTGTGGACTGGCAAAGACGGCATCAACAATCTTGATAGTTTGTTAGGCAGCCCAGCAACTCAAAACTTAACACAACAAAATTTAATGAGTTCAGGATTAAATGCAGTCAAACAACTGGGTATTCCCATTGACAAACTTGATCCCAAGGCACTGGCAGGGGTGGCGTTGAATGCCGCTAAAAGCGCAACAGACACTTTGGCCTGGGCCAAAGGACAACTCCCTGCAGACTTAGAATCTCAATTTGATACACTGGCCAAAGATGCATCGTTTGCTGTGGATTTTGCTGATCAGAAAATCAATGATGCCATTGCACAACTAGCACCTCCAGGGGAAGCCGAAGATACCGTGGACCGCGCCACACTTGACGCTGCTGTGACACGGATCTTTGGCAACGACAAAATACCTAGTTTGGATTATGGCGGTACTGTTCCGCCCCCGGCGCCGCTGTTTGCTGAAAATAAAAAATTAAAAGCATTGATTTCAGAACAACAAACCAAATTGTCTCAACTAGGAACACAAGAAGTTACTACTAAAACAGCCGATGCGTTGATTGCGCAGTATGAAGCCATCATGAAATATTTAAACAATGTGGCCAAAGATTATGCATCATTACAAAAAGATGTAGCAGGCAAACCATACACTGAGTTTATTGCCGAAGTGGATGCTGGATTAGCGTTGGTATTGGCTTTGATTGATGACATAAGAAAACTGTATCTGCCTAACCTGCGTAGAGTCAGGGGTGGATAATCCATAAATATTGTCATGACCACATTTATCGGCTTCAACACCATTAATCAATTCAAAAAATTCACACTAACAGACTTTGATCTGATTCAGAGAGACCTGTTGAACGCCTTTAGCATTCGTCAAGGTGAACTGCCTGGTCGTCCAGGTTATGGCACTACTTTGTATGATTTTTTGTTTGAAAATCAAGTTGAACAAATTTCACAACAGATACGTGCCGAAGTGCAGCGAGTGGCAGGTGGCGATCCCAGACTCACTATCAATGACATACAAGTGTTCCCCCAGGAAAATGGCATATTGATACAACTTCAGATCACGGTTATCAACACCACTAACGCCCAAATTCTCAGCATATTCTTTGACGAACAAACTCGTAATGCCAGTTACGTATAACTACGCCGTTTTTATTACGAATAAATAAAGCACGGACGAGACAAAAATGGCAACCACCACAAGACAGACAGCAATATTTGGCGTAGAAGATTGGAAACAAATCTACCAGACTTATCGCGAAGCCGACTTTCAAAGCTACGACTTTGAAACTCTTCGCAAAAGTTTCATTGACTATTTGCGTTTGTACTATCCTGAAACATTCAATGACTACATTGAATCCAGTGAATTTATTGCCTTGCTGGATGTTATGGCGTTCATGGGCCAGGCATTGGCATTCCGTACTGACTTGAACACCAGAGAAAACTACATTGACACAGCTGAACGCAGAGATTCAGTTGTGCGACTAGCAAACCTGGTGAGTTACACTGCCAAACGCAATGCAGCGGCCGAAGGATTCCTCAAAGTATTCAACGTTACCACAACCGAAAATGTTGTAGATTACAACGGTGTAAACTTGAGCAACGTCACAATCAACTGGGCCGATCCCACCAATGTGGACTGGCAAGAACAATTTACCGCTATCATCAATGCCAGCCTGGTTGACAGTCAAAAAGTAGGACGCCCGGGCAATCGTCAAACCGTCCTGGGTATAGACACTGCTGAATATGGTATCAATTTAGTGTCAGGGTTTTTGCCTGTGATTCCTTATACTGCCACAGTGGACGGCATTAACATGCCTTTTGAAGCCACAACTTCTACTTCAGTGGGCAAAGATTATGTGTATGAACCTGCTCCTACACCCAACACAGTTTTCAATATGCTGTTTAGAAATGATCAACTGGGATTCCAGTCAGCCAACACCGGCTACTTTTTCTTTTTCAAACAAGGCATTTTGCAAAATCAAGATTTTAACCTGACTGAACGCATTGCCAACCGCACAGTGGACATCAATGTTGAAGGTGTAAACAATGACGATCGCTGGTTGTTTCAGTTGGACAACATTGGCAACATCAGCCGTGAGTGGCAGTATGTTGAAAACGTTTACACCGCAGCCGAACAACGCAATAATATTCTGCAACCAATTTATTCAGTAACCTCCAGAGCCAACGATCAGATTACCATGGTGTTTGGCGATGGTGTGTTTTCAGAGATCCCTGTGGGCATTTTCCGCGCCTATGTTCGTGCCTCAAACGGCTTGCAATACATTATCAATCCTGAAGAAATGCAAAATGTTGTGTTGCCCATCAGCTACACTGATCGCAACGGCAACCTGCAGACCATTACATTCACTTGCGGTATCACACGTCCTGTGTCAAACAGTCAGGCACGTGAACCCATTGGCGAAATCAAACAACGTGCTCCTGCACGTTACTACACACAGAACCGCATGGTCAACGGCGAAGACTACAACCTGTTTCCTTACACACAGTACAACAGTATCATCAAATCAAAAGCCCTGAACCGTGCCAGTATTGGAACCAGTCGCTATCTTGACCTTGTGGACAACACAGGCAAATACAGTTCAACCAACACATTTTCAAGCGATGGCGGCATTTGGCGACAAAATATTTTGCCCACTATTTTGTTCTCCTATACCAATCGCAACGAAATTGCAGACATTATTACCAATCAAGTACAGCCCAACATTGATGGAGAAACTGTAAGACAATTTTATTATTCAAATTTTCCACGCATTACTTCTACCACTCAACCAACAGGTATTACATGGTTAAGTGGTTACTCCTGGAATCAAAGTACAACACTGGCAAATGAAACCACCGGCTATTTCAGAAACACAACTACCAGTGCAATTTGGCCTGATGGTACTCCTATTCCTGTAGGAGAAACCACAACCACAATGTTCAAATATGTAATACCAGGCAGCTTGATCAAGTTTGTTCCGCCCACTGGATACTATTTTGATCGCAACAACAGACTGGCACAAGGCACTCCAATGAAAGCCGATGAACGACTTGAAATCTGGGCCAGTCCTCAGCAGATCGTGGGCGATGGATACAACGGCGGCCTAGGCAATTTAAGCTCAGGGGCTGGACCTGTCACAATCAACAACTTTGTGCCGTCTGGTGCTATTGTGGACACTATCATTCCGTTGTTTGTGACGGATTTGCCTAATACCATTGAACAACAAATGGCTGAACAAATACTGCTATATCGCAATTTTGGTCTAGGATATGACAGCAATGGTGATATAACAGGCATCCCATACACTTGGTATCTCATAACCAGCACTAACCTTGATGCATATTCACAAAGCAACAGCGCACCATGGAGTCAGCAATACGCTGGTAATACTTCAGGCGCCAATCTTGACGCCAGTTGGTTGATACAGTTTGTTGTGCAAAATCAAAACTACACCATTACATTCCGTGGACTGAGTTACAACTTTGGGTCAGTGCTGCAAACAAGATTTTTCTTCTACGAAGATCAACTGGTGTACGACAGCCGCACAGGCACCATCATCAAAGACTTTATCAATGTGCTGGCAGTAAACACACAGCCTGATTCAACAGCACCTCTACCCGGTGATATCTATACCACAATCATTGGACAACCTGTAGAAAGCGATGGCTATGTGGATGACTTCCAAGTGTTGGTAAGCTATCGTGATTCAGACAATGACGGTGTGCCAGACAATCCTGATTTCTTTGATGAGATTGTGGGTCCTGCTACCACTGCTGGACCATTTGTATTCTTGCAACAAACTGTGGACTTTGACAACTTGCAACGTTATTTGCTGGTGGAAGAAGGCATTGTGATATACGACTATGGTACATTGGACGAGATTGAACTGGCCAAAACTGAATGGACTCCAGGGCAAGTGTTTTATGCCTACCAAGAAGATGCTTTTTATCAACTCAGCATTACAGTAACTGGTGTGCGTACTATCATTTCAGTCTCTGGGTGGATTGCAAAAACTGGCAGACAAAGTTTGTATTTTCAATACCGTCACAACTCACCACTGACCAACAGAATTGACCCGGGCTCCACCAACATCATTGACTTGTATGTGGTCACATTGAGTTATTACACCGCATATCAGAATTGGTTGAGAGATACCACTGGTACCGTTACAGAGCCAGCATTACCCACCATTGACCAGTTGTCAACTGATTATCAAGCACTGCAAGATTACAAAATGATTTCGGACAATATTGTGGTCAACTCAGTGATATTCAAGCCACTGTTTGGTCCCAAAGCCGCACAAGAACTACGTGCCACTATCAAAGTCATACGTGCGCAGAATAGCACAGCCAGCACCAGCGAAATCAAGAGTTCAGTACTGGCAGAAATGAACACATATTTCAGCATTGACAAATGGAATTTTGGCGATACTTTTTACTTCTCAGAACTGGCAGCGTATCTGCACCGTCAACTGGGAACCATCATCAGTTCTGTGGTGTTGGTTCCACTAGATCAACAAAAGAGTTTTGGCGACTTGTATGAAATTCGCAGCCAGCCTAACGAAATTTTTGCCAATGGTGCTACCATTGACAACATTGATGTGATTGAAGCATTGACCAGTACCAACTTGCGTACTGCACCAGGCAGCGGAGTAATTTGATGGCACGAACTAGATCAGTTGATTTTTTACCAGAAATTTTTAGAACTCCTGCCAACAAACAATTCTTAGCAGCAACTCTTGACCAAATGGTTCAGGAACCAAAATTTAAAAAGACACAAGGTTTCATTGGACGCACGGTGGGTCCTGGTGTCAATCCCAATGACAGTTATGTTGTAGAGCCAGACCGAATTAGACAAGACTATCAACTTGAACCAGGCGTTATCAGCCTCGAACCCGACACACAAAATGTCAAAAACGTCATAACTTATCCTGGCATTAATGATGCCATTGGATTCCAAGGTGGCGACCAGGCTCGTGCTGATCAGTTGTACAACAGTGAATATTATACCTGGGATCCATTTGTTGATTACGATGCTTTCATCAATTTCAGTCAATACTTCTGGTTGCCTAGTGGACCAGAAACAGTGGATGTACGATCGCTTGGCATTCCAACCAATGATAATTTTGTGGTCACAAGAGAAAATGGTGTTTACACGTTCTCAGGACTAACTGGTAACAATCCCACAATTGATGTAGTACGAGGCGGTAGTTACACATTTCAAG